CTTTTTAGATCTAGCAGTTGATAAATGTTGATTAAATCTCCATTTAGGATTTTTTTGACTAGTAAATCCAATATAAAATTTTCCATTTATATTGTTAGTTATTTTGTATATGAATGCCATAAACATATTTCCATCCCAAAATATTTATAATATTAAGAACCTCAATACCCAGCAGTAAATTTCATAAACTCAATTGCGTTTTTGATTTGGTAAGTTCTATTTGAAATTGTTTTAATTATTTCTTCTAAAAATTTTAATATGGTATCGTAATATTTAATTTTTAAATCAATCTTAGATAATCTTTCATCTGCAGACATATAACGATCAATGGCATCTTTTTCTCTGACTTTATATGGAAAAGGTTCCTTCTCATAAACTTCAGGATCCGATTTTCCTGTATAATAGTTATAACGTTCTAAACGAACTCGATTGTAAGATTCTCTTGAGTTTTCCCGAAGAAGAGTAATTGTATTATATATGGTATAATATTTGGAGTGAAGTTGAGGAATTTTGAGCGATTCATCGTGTAAATTATCAGGATCAATGACAGAATCTTTCTGCCACATTTCCTGAATTTGTTCAAGATTCATAATGGTTGATTTGTTGTGGGTGAAATTATATTATATACAGTATACTTGAAAGATACATCTGCTGTAAAGTAGTTTGTATCGCGGATTGAAGCATCAAATTCCATAGAAGATAATGTCATCGGCCATAAATCTTTAAAATTTACAATTGCCACATCATTAAAATTGCTATTTAAAATATGAAGTGATCCATCACTAAATGCCTGATTTGGATCCTCTGTTCCATCAGTTTTTGTAACTAAAGATTTGTATTCTGATGTAGAATTTGGATATCCAAGACCATAAATCCAATTGTGAATTGCCATATAATTTTCCATGTTCTCATCAATGAGAAATTTTAAATTAAAATCTCCAAATTCAATTTTATCTCCAGGAACTGCAATATCTTTCAGATATGATGGTTGAGTTGCTGCTCCCAAATTAATATCAGGAATTCTGGCTGAATTGCAAAAAAATGCAACCTTTGGTGTTTTTGCTAATGTAAATTTAAATCCAACTGGTGATAAAAAATTTCTATTTTGAATTTGATTTGCGAATACATTTGCCATAATTTAATCCTCTCATTTTGATGGTGTTGTTTTTGCCATTACTGGTTCTGGAGCATTTCTAACATAAACTTTTTGTTTGCCAAATTCTTTAGAAGTAATTCCAGGTTTACCAGAAACATCAGCAGCAGTTTGTCTTGCAAGATCAAAACTTGTTGACTTATTATAACTACCAGCTTTACCAAAGTTTCCGGTATCAAATGAATGTGTGGTTGCAACAGGAGCTCCAGTTCCCGGTGCTTTAGTCATTTGAAGTTTGGTTCCGAAAGGTATAGATGGTGATTTGTTAGTTTTTGATTTATAAGGAACTGCAACTCCTTTTGCAGTATCGGAGAACCTTTCTCCACTTGCAGTTGTAGTACCAGGAGTATCTGCCTTACTATAAGAACTTACCTCAACAGGTGGTTCCCAACCATATCTTTTTTGTTCTGGTTTAGTAAAAGATCTTTGAGTGAACTTCCCAGTGGACTTATCAAGAACTCCCGGTTGATAGTTCTTATATGCAAGAACTTCTTGTTTTGGTGGTTGTGGTTTTGGTGGAGGTTCCATAAACCCAAATAGTTCTTGGACTTGATTTGTTTCTTCAATGAATTGTTTAAAAGTTTTCATCAGTCCTTTGGCAATTCTTCTGGGTTTTCTATATTTAGTTCAAACAATAGTGGATGACATTCTTCATCAATCAAATAATTAGACCATCTATACATATCGTCTACTGTATAATATGGGTTATCTTCTGCTTCCATGACTACATAAGGATCATCAATTAAATGATCGGGAATGTCATCAAAAGTAAAGGGAATTCCATTAATGAAAAACATATCTACAATCTCACCATTGTGGTAACAATATTTGGAGGTGATCCTGTAGTTATAGGACATTTATTTTTCTGCGATTTCTTCTAGTTTATCTAGTGTATTTTCCATATCTCTGAAAAAGTCTGTCATATTTTGATTTGGGTTCATTCCCAAAAACGCAGCAGCTTCTTGAATTCTTCCTTTCATTTCAATTGCTTCTGGGTCATCCGATAATGACAGACGGAAATAAAGATTTTTTTGTTTTTCTAGAAAATTCCTCATCAATTCAACGTGTTCTTTCTTTTGTTTAGTGTCCATAATAGGAGCACTAAAAGTCTTTTCAATAATTTCTGTTTGCAACTGTTCCATCTCCATGATGGCGTTACGGACAATTTCAGATTGAAAGAATCCACTCACAATACTAACTCCTTGAGAATTTGTGTATATTTTTCCATATCATTATTTAGGAAAGGCTTGTATTTTTTAATACGCAAACTGACGGTTTCCCACACGGGATCAATCAGTTTTTTATCAAATTTTTTGACATATCCTAGGATGTTATCCAATATAACCATTGTTTCCAAGGATATCGCTTTTTGTAAATGTTTTTTGAGAATATCTGGGTGAGCACTACCCTTGATCTCAAAAAGTTCGTTAAAATTATCTTTACGAATGAAAATTTCTGCTTCTGTCTTGAACAGGTAAGTAAGACTTTGAGCTCTTTTTAACCAATTCGTATAGTGTGTTTCTCCGCATTCAATGATTTCTCCAATCCAAAGTCTGGATGGATCATCACATTCCACGAAATTGGCGAGAAAATATTGTTTGATTTCTTCATCACCCTTTTGTCTAGACATTCTTTCAAAGAAATACCTATCCTTACGTTTGTTGAAGGATTCCTTTGAAGCACGAGACTTTCCGCAATACTGAAAGTAATCGTAGTTTGGTTTCGTGAAATGATTTTTGAATGCCAAGTATGTTTTATAAACATCCAATGGCGTCATAAATCAAAAGGTCAATTTTGCACGAGTAGTTTTTTTGAGGAAGTTAAGTTGTGTTGCTTCACTCTTGAGTTTCTCTTTGAGTGGTTTTGAAATCAACTTGGATACTGACTCAAATTCAATACCATTCTCTTCACAATATGTGCATATTGCTTCAATATAATTAATTTTAGATGTCATTACAAGATATTCAATGTCTTGTGCAAATTTAGATTGACACAAAAACTTTTCCTTGATTAATGAATCTACCTGTTCATTGTTCTGCATAGGTTTCTGTTTTGTGAGAGACGAATTCTCTGATGTATTTGGTAAGAAGTTTAATATAGTAACTCTTGTTGCGTTTTTCATAGACGAAGCATTCTCCATTGTCAGCGACCATAATAGTAATCAATTTTTGGACTGGAATACCAGTCATTTCATAATACATACAAGCGTATGCTGTTTCTTGGACGAAATAATTTTCAACCCATTCTTCTGGTTTTATTCTTTTTGAAGTCTTAAAGTCAATGACTGCGAGTTCTCCATCGTACTCTGCGATGCAATCTACTCTACCCGCAAGCCCCAAGTAGTCACTATAAAGTGACTTCTCTAAAGCATGTATATTATTTATACGATCTAGATAGGGTTTAGCGGCAAGGAAAAGAAACTTCGTTGTAGGTAAAGGTTTATATTTGTCAATATCCTCATTCAACAAATACTTCTCAACAAGATCGTGAAATCTTGTTCCCCTTTCAGTAGCAACCTTGGTAATTTTATTGGCTTCTTCTTCACCAACTTTCTTACGCCAGTCAATAAATTTTTGTCTACCGTAAAAACTAGTTATAGATGTAATAGAAGGGTACATCCTACCAGAAGGAACTTTATAAAAACGAGTTCCATCAATCAATTCAGCTTGAAGATCTACCTCTTCTTTCAAATAATCTAAATGAACAAACATTACATACCTAAAGCTAGTTTCGTTACGATGTAGTTTTTGACGAGTCCAGAACGAACAATATCATCAACTCCAAATTCAACCGTAGAAAAATCATATTCCATTGCACGAATAATCTTCATGAAATCAATAATACCATTCTTCTCTTGTGTTTTGATGAGATCAGATTGAGTTGCGTCACCGCAAAAAATAATCTTACTATTTTCACCAATACGGGTAATTATACTATCTAATTCGTGAAAATTCAAGTTTTGCATCTCATCTACCAGAACAATAGCATTATCCAGAGTAGTACCACGAATGAACGAAGTAGACCAGAAAGAAATAGTTTCTTGAGATTTGAGATTTCCATAAAGCATTTCAAAATCAGCGTCTGAGGACATCTCAAACATATACTTCACCATATTTTTATATGGAATTTGATAAAGTGCAGCTTTATCGTCATGATCTCCAGGAAGGAAACCAATCTCACGAGTAGCAACCAAAGATCTTACGATATAAACTTTT